TGTCAAAGATGAAATAGCTAACGGTGGGTTTGACTGCATAATTGTAGACGAAGCAACGCACTATAAAAATGCACAAACCAAGCGATGGAAAACGCTAAACAAGTTGTTGACTGAAGATACTTGGTTATGGATGATGACAGGTACACCTGCGGCACAGTCACCTCTAGATGCGTATGGGTTAGCAAAGCTAGTTAACCCGTTAAGTGTTCCACGTTTCTTTGGTTCGTTCCGCGATCAAGTTATGTGGAAAGTAACGCAATTTAAGTGGATGCCCAAGGAGACAGCGCAAGCCACAGTGCACAGTTGTTTGCAACCTGCTATCAGATTTACTAAAGAAGAATGTTTAGACTTACCCGATATGGTTTACGTCAAGCGTAAAGTCGAAATGACTAAACAGCAGATAAAATACTACGAAGAATTACGTAAGAAGATGGTAATGCAGGTAGAAGACGAAAGCATTACCGCTGTTAACGCAGCCATTGTGCTTAACAAGTTACTACAGATATCATCTGGTGCAGTGTATACTGACGACAGCGAGACATTAGAGTTTGACATATCTAATCGGTACAAGGTTTTAAAAGAAGCGATAGACGAGAGCAGCCAAAAGGTTTTAGTGTTTGTTCCATTTCGGCACACTATAGATTTGTTAGCCAACAAGCTAACGGCGGATGGGATAACGTGTGGGATCATACGAGGAGACGTATCTGCAAATAAACGCACTGAAATATTTGATTCCTTTCAAACCACGCCTAACCCTCAAGTGCTTATAATCCAACCGCAAGCCGCAGCCCATGGGGTCACGTTGACAGCAGCGAATACTGTTGTGTGGTGGGGGCCAACGTCGTCACTAGAGACATACGCACAGGCGAATGCACGTGTCCATCGCTCTGGGCAGAAGCACAAATGTACTGTCATTCAGCTTTACGGTTCAGCCGCTGAACAGCGTATATACAGACTGTTGGACAACAGAATAGACGTGCATACAAAAATTATCGATTTATATAATGAACTACTTGACTAAAGTAAGTTTAAACACTATCTACTAAATATAAATAACAATGGAGAGATAAATGAGCGTTTCAATAGAGAAGCTCGTAAAAGCGTACATAAAGATACGTGATCAGCGTAGCGAACTTGCCGCTAAGTTCAAAGAAGAAGACAACGTGCTTAGTGAAAAGGTAGCCAAAATAAAAAGCGCATTGCTAGATCATTGTAAAGAACACAATGTCGAATCAGTGCGTACATCTGAAGGGGTGTTCTTTAGGTCTATCAAACAACGGTACTGGACAAGCGATTGGGAACATATGTACGAGTTCATAAGAGAACATGACGTACCCGAGTTCTTTGAAAAACGTTTGAACCAGACAAATGTTCGTCAGTTCCTAGTAGAAAATCCTGATCTTTTACCGAAGGGTCTCAATGTAGACTCTGAATACACAGTATCAGTGAGGAAGAAATGACAGAGAAACAGTATGTAGACATAAATAGAGTTGCCGATTATTTTGGTATATCTGTATCGACAACTAGAAAGTGGCTACGTGAAGGGCATATTCCCAGAGAAACTTATATTAAGGCAGGGGATACGTATCGTTTTAATGTAGAAGCGATAGAAAAAGCGTTGACAAAACGTGACAATGAAGGGGAAGATATACTTCCTATAGAACAACATTAATGGAGAGTAACATGGCAGAACAGTTGTCATTATTTGAAGGGGGTAACTCCCTAGTAAGCAACGACTTATTTAAACAGTTGCAAGAAGTAGACGATAATCTAGCAGGTGGTTCGAGTGGTCTGAAGACACATCGAATTAGTTTGCGTGGTGGTAGGTTTAGAGAGTTAGTAAACGGCGAACAAGTGAACGTAAAGAACGATGGTTTTCTAAACGTTATAGTCGTCAATGCCGCCAAGATTTCTCGTACTTACTACGCAGGTCAATATGATGCGGAAAATCCATCTGCGCCCACTTGTTGGTCGCCTGATACGGATGCACCCGATGCGGCTGTACCTGCGGATCAACGGCAAGCAAAACGTTGTATGGACTGCAAACAAAACGTTAAGGGATCTGGGCAAGGCGAGAGCCGTGCTTGTAGATTTCAACAACGCATTGCAGTGTTACTAGAGGGTGATCTGGAGACTGTATATCAACTCCAACTACCTGCTACATCTGTATTTGGGGAAGCTAAAGATGGTAAGATGGGTATGCAAGCATACGCTAAACACTTACGTGCTCACAAGACTCCATCTATTGCTGTGGTTACACAGATGTATTTTGACGAGAACAGCGATACACCGAAGTTGTTCTTCAAGCCTGTGCGTCCTCTTGAGGAAGCTGAATTAGAACAGGCTATAAAAGCTAGAGACAGTGAAGACGCTGTTCGAGCAATCACGTTGACTGTGGCACAAACGGATGGGGTGCAAGCTAAACGTGATGGTGAGGTGCAGGAAGATGAGGTGGACATCGGGGAGACTGTGCCGAAACCAAAAAAGGTCGCTAAAAAGAAAGAGGTTACTGCTCCCTCTTCTGATGATGACCTTGAATCTATCGTAGGTGATTTGTTTGACGACGAGGACGAATAATACCTAACGGTAGTATCGTCGTGGTGAGTACACTCCTCCGTTGCTCACCACGACACTTAACTTTGGAGCAGAGCAGTGGATACAGTAGACTTTCTAAGGAGTGTATTGGGTGATGAGGGGTACTCATGCTTAATCACGATAGATTTAAAACAGCAAAAACCCATACCGAAACACTATTGGTTCAAGACAATACCGGAACTTGTAACTAAAGCCACAGAGGTAGACACGTTTCCACATAATGTTTACTTCGCCACGAGTACTTACAACGAAGAAGGTTCTCAGTGGGGCGGTAGATCTAAAGCAAACGTAAAGAATATAAAAGCATTTTGGTTAGACTTAGATTGTGGAGAAGGTAAAGACTTTCCTACGCAAGCTGATGCGATTAGAGAATTACAAAAATTTAAAAAGAAGGTTGGTTTACCTGCACCGATAACCGTGAACAGTGGTAATGGTATCCATGTGTATTGGCCTCTGACAGAGGCTGTGACGCGAGAGGAGTGGGAACCTGCTGCTTCTAAACTAGGGCAGCTATGTAGAGAACACGGCTTTCCTGCGGACGCATCTCGCACCACAGATGCAGCCAGTATTTTGAGATTGCCTAGTACACACAACTATAAAAAAGACCCACCACTACCTGTGGATCTTCTTGGTAAAGATTTAGTGTCACCCACAGAGTTGTCTGTGTTTATTGATAAATTAGGTGGATTAGCGCCTAAACTCCCTGCGCTAGATCTTGGCCCAGACGCATTACAAGAAGCTCTAAATGAAAATAAAGAGTTTTCTTTTGGGCGAATCATGAAGAAAACAATTAAAGGTAACGGATGTGAGCAGCTACGAAACATAGCTGTAAACCAGAATGCAGTGGACGAACCACTATGGAGAGCAGGGTTATCTATTACAAAGTTTTGTAAAGAAGGTGAAGAAGCCGCAGTCACAATATCAAGTCGGCACGATGAGTATGACAAAGAGTTTATGCTCAAGAAATTTAATGAAATAAAAGGGCCGTACCTTTGCGCCAAGTTTAATGAGTTAAACCCAGATGTGTGTGAGGGATGCCCACATTGGGAACAGATAAAAACACCTCTGGTGCTAGGGCAACGTATCAAAGCAGCGTCTGGCCCACAGACCGTTTCTGAAAAAGCCGCTAACAGTCCAAGTAGTGTAAAACGCGAATATATTATACCCGAAATGCCGAAACCGTATTTTGGTGGAGAGCATGGTGGTATCTATGTGCGTGTAAAAGAAGATGATGAGTTAGTCGATAAAGCCATTTATAGGCATACGTTCTATGTATCTCGCCGTTTGTATGATCAAGAACAAGGCGAATTAGTAGTATTTAGATTGCACCTACCGCAAGACGGTGTGCGTGAGTTTACAGTTCCGCTAACTGTAGTGACAGCGCCGAATGAGTTTCGTAAAGCAATGTCAAAAGAAGGCGTTACAGCAATATCATCACAGGAGACAAACGTACTCATGTCGTACACAAATAAATGGATAAGTGAGTTACAACAAACAGTTAAAGCAGACGAAGCACACAGGCAGTTTGGTTGGGTTGATGACGAGATGACAGGCTTTGTTCTTGGAGATAAATTAATTAGACCTGACAAGGTGCAATACAACCCTGCATCGCCATCTACGTCTAGCTTATTTCACGCCTTTGGAGAAAAGGGTAGTCGTGAACGACATATGGAACTAATAGATTTTTACAATAAACCTGACGAGGGGTGGCTTCTACACCAATTCAACGTCTGTGCAGGTTTCGGCTCTGTACTTATGCCGTTCACAGGTATGAACAGTTTAGCAATTCATCTAACAGGTGGGTCTGGTATTGGTAAAACAACAGCACAGTGCATGGGGTTAGCCGCATGGGGTGATCCTTGGATCATAATGAACCGTTCTATTGGGTCAGAAGATACTTTAAACTCTTTTATGAATAGGTGCGAAGTACTAAAAAATATACCGCCTGTGATTGACGAGATGACTAAACTAACAGGTGAGATTGCGTCTGGGTATCTGTACCAAATGACTGGTGGTAGGCAAAAGAATCGCCTTGCACAATCGGGTAATATCGAAAGAGTGCGCGGTAAACCGTGGGAACTTTTATCTTTGAGTTCGGCTAACTCAAGTATGTGGGATGCCGTCACTAACTACAAAGCCGATGCCGAAGCGGAACTGCTACGTCTTCTGGAAATAAATGTATCAGATATGCAGCTTACAACTGAAGACAAGAAAATAACAGACAAGTTGTTTGAAGAAGTTAAAGTAAATTACGGTTGGCTAGGTATTGAGTTTGTGCAGTGGGTTATGAACAACAAAGAAGAAACACGTACCATGTTAGATGCGGTTCGTGTTCGGCTAG